GCTGTTCTCACCAACGGCACGAACCATTTGGAGAGGAACATAAGGACAATAGAAGAGTCCAGCGTCATAAGGTGAAGAACCCTTATAACCAACAACGTAATACTGGTTACCAGGAGTTCCGTTAGAGGAAGTCAGGTTAGCAGCATAAGGATCGATATAAACACGATACTTACCTTGCAGAACACCAGCAAAGGTGTTGCCGGTATCATCAACGTTAAGGTTAGCGTTGAGTGCTGGGGTGTAATCAAGAACACCAGCCATTGTCAGAGCGGAAGCAACGTCTGCGGAGCAAACGATAATGTTGCCCTTTCCACGACGAGTTCTCTGAGCGATAGCATTAGCATCACGCTCAATCTGGAATAGAAGACCCTTGAACTTCTCAACAGACCAACGACCATTGGAGTCGATGTCTAGGTCAAAGATACCAGGAGTTGCAACGTTCTGAACAGCACCTTGCTCAGCAACCTTGTAGATGGTTCTGATAACTTCGCGGTTGATTTCAGCAAGAATCTCAGTTGAGAGAATGTTTGCTAATTCCGCTTCAGCGTTCAGACCGTGGATTGCCTTAAGGTCTTGAGCAAGCTCAAGTGAGTACTCAGCCTTCAGGGCGCGTGACTTTGCAGTAACAGTGACTTTCTCAATTGAGAATGCCATCTGGTTGAAGTGATCACCATTTACACCATCGCCAAGTGCTTCTGCATCTGCAGTTAACATACCGGTACCGGTATTATATGCAGTCTGGTCTCCTGCTCCACCAACTGGGTTCAGAACTGATGGATTAGAACCTGATTGCGAAGTAGTACCAATACCAGCAGCAGTGCTACCAAAACCAACATTATCAAATGCTGAGTTTTGTCCGGAGAATGCGCTGTTTGCTTCATTGTAGAATGCTTCAGTTCCACTTTGGTTAGCGTAACGTGAGCGCATTGCAAAAATAAGTCCAGTAGGACCGCTCATTGGCTGAACGCCTGCAATGTCATAGGCGATCAGATTAGGCATTGAACGTCTGATTAAAGAAATCAGTACGGGGTCGAAACCTGCGGTAGGTCCAGCAACAGATGCTGATCCAGTGAATCCACCATTACCTACTGCATTAGTTGGAGCTTCCATAAGGTTGGAAAGATTTCCAACTTGGAATGCGCTTTCCTCTCTGAGGAATCTTTCTTGGTTTTCTAGCAGAACAGCGGTTACCGATCTACGATGCGAATCTTTGATTTGATCAAGACCCTCATAGTTGAGAAGAGGTGCCCACTTTTCCTGCAGATGCTCTGATTGAAACATTTGCTTTTACCTTTTACTTAGTGTTTTGTTTTTTGTTTGAATTATATTAAATTCAATTATTTGCCGAATGCTGAAAGAGTCTTCAAGTAAGCAGCCATTGAATCCGAATAAGTTTCGGGAGTGGCATCTAGACCCTCAGACAAAGTTTCAGTTCTTGCAGATGGAGAAACTACTCTTGAAGGAAAATATGATTCCTTTAAAGTCTCCAGTTTTTCACGATATTCTTCTTCACTTTCAAACTCAACACTTTCGGCAAGTGAAGCGAGCTTGTCTTTCTGAGTGTCTGCAAGACCATCAGAGACCTGTTCAAAAATTCCATCGGCAACCGACTCTGCGAGACGCTTGTTTAGGGAAACATTTTTATCAATTTGCTCGTTGAGTTTTGTCTCCATTTCATCAAGTTTTTCTACCATGCTCTCAAGCACATCATATTTATCTTCAGGGATTGAAACATAATGATCTTCAAAAAGACCCTTCATTCCTTGGAGGAATGATTCGGTCATTTCGGTCTTAAGACCTTGTTCGATAATTAGTGCATTTTCTTGAATCCATTCATCAGCAACATATTCAAGATATGCATCTACACGCTCAGAAAGAATAGATTTAATTTCTTCTACTTCTTCAGCAAGAGCAATAGAATACTGCTCCTCAAGGGATTCTTTAATATCATATACTTTAGAACGAAGAGCAGCTTCAAAAATAGTGCGTGCTTTTTCTTGGAACTCTTCGGAAAGTTCTTCACCTTCTAGAAGAGCATTAACATCTTCTTCAATATCAAAGTTTTCTTTGACTTCCTCTTCATCCTCATCTTCTTCATCTTCTTCATCTTCGTCTTCTTCACCTTTCTTTTCTTTTTTCTTAGGTGATTCTTCTTCAGATTCTTCAATTACTTCTTCATCTTCAAGATATTCATCTTCGTCAATTAGATCTTCATCATCAAGATCTTCTTCTTCTTTAACTGATTTCATTGCTTCAGCGGATTTAGCGCCCTTATTCACAACATCTTTAACTTGCTTAAGAGTTGCTCCAGGCGTTTTTAATTTTGCCGAATCATCATCAGTCTTATAGTTCTCGGGAGTAGGTCCCCCAAGATCTTCCCATCCACCAGTTTGTCCTGGGGTAGAACCTGATAAATGTGGCATAGCATCCGCTGCTTTGGCATTTGCATTAACAGCGGTTTTGGATTGCTTAGTGCCTACTTCCATTTCTTGTAAATCTCCACGAGACATTTGAACTCTCCGTTTAACCTTACGTTATAAACTATATTTATTTATACTTTAATAAATTACAGGGAGTTTAAAAACTCATTGAACAGAGATAACTTATAATCTTCTAATAATTTTTGATCTACCAAGTTGTTAATTTTATTTTTTGTATTTTCAATTAACCAGTTATTTCTTGATGCATCATAAATCCATTCAACACCTTCCATAATTCCTTGAACAAATGCATCTGGTGCAGAAGGATCTGCAACAATATCAGCAGCAGTTGCTAACATAAAATCTTCACCAACTTCTTTATATCCATTATTATTTTCTCTTAGAGAACCAATACCACGAGAAGAAACGCCAAGACATACACCAGAATTTAAAAGAGATTCTGCAATCTTTCCCATAGGAGTAGAAAGAATTTGTGCCTTTCCTATGAAGTTTTTACCTTCGCAAGTTAGAGAAGTTATTTTATGAGAAACTCTATCTAAATTTACGGTTGGACCATCTGGATGTCCAAGTTCTCCAAGAGCTCTTCCTTTTTGAACATAGTTTTCATTATAACGCTTCACTTCTCTTTCCATAATTTGAAATGGATAAAGTCTTCCATTGCGATTTACGCACTCACTTTGCAAAAATACTCCCTGAATATAAAGAGTCTTTTTACCATTTACAGTTTCAGTAAGAACTTGTACTGATTCTATTTCTTCTGTGATGAGTTTCATTATGCTTGTCCTGTGATTTGTACTTGTTGGAAATAAATTGTTCCTGAACCGACCCCATAAGCGGAAATCTTATTAGAAATAATCACTGAGGCATCTGCTGAGGAGAATGCAGTTACAATTCCACTTGAATTGTAATTCACAGTCATTCTGGTTTGATAATATCCATTAACACCTGCAGAAGTATCAACTGATAAAACTTGCTGATTTGTAAAGTTGTAATATGACTGCCCTGATGCAGTTAGAGTTACATAATCACCAACTCCAAATGGAACTTGAGTTCCCTCTGGAACAGTAACAATAGTTGTTGTTCCTGTTGTTATTCCAACAACTCTATTTGATGCTTTAGTTAAACCTAAAGTTACAGTATCGCCTGCAGGAACATAGTAATCAGTATTCGTTGCAGTAGGATTAACTCCAATTGCAACGTGGGCAGCACCACCAACTGCAACTACTCTCAAAACACTAGATTGCACTGAAAAGGCAGATGAAGTTGTTGCAGCACCTGCAGTAAATGTAAATGAGGAACCTGCCCCAACTGGTCTATGAGCCATTATTTTAAATACAACACTTTTAGTTATTTATAAATTGCAAATTACCTACTAATTTCTTCCCAGTCCAGGGAAGCAAAAACATCAGCACCAGCAGTATTAGATGAACATACAAGTGTTAATTCATAAGGAGTTCCAGTCAGTCCATTTCTTTCTAACTGAAACTTAAATAGTGCTTCTTTCAGAATATCTACTGATGCAGAAGATTGATTATTTGATGAGAAGAACCCAGATGCTAGAATTCTTCCACCACTTACAGATCCTCCATCAATCTTATATTCCACAGCACTATCAATACCAGCATCTACCCAAGTTCCGCCAGTAGTAGTTGCTGATGCTCTCATCTGCCAATTATATTGTGGTCCATTTCCAGTCCCCATTATTGATAGTGCAGTCAGAATTACAATCGCATCTAATCTATTTGGAGAAGATTTGAGGCGAATAGAAAGAACAGGGTAATAAGTGCCTGCAGGAGTTGGTAAATCTACTGGTGCTGTAATTGGTGTTTGAACCGCTTGTTGTAATCCACGAAGTTCATAACCACCTTCGGAAATCACAGAAGAACAAACTTGCTTGAGTGTGCTAGAACTAGTTGTAATTCCGGTATTAGCAATCTCATATCTCAAAGGAAGTGATGCTGTTGTAATATAAGTTGATTGAATTAGATTTGCGTGATGGAATGAATGTGCGTGAATGAACTTCCCATCAATCACAAATCCCATTCTGACTGTACCAAGACCTAACCACTCAATATCCATCCAAAGAATTTGTGCTTTGGTAATATCTAATGTAATACCAGAAACTCCAGTTCCATCTAATTTATCAATATTCCAATCAGATTGTGCAACTGAAGTTGAAGTTCCAGTAGATAAACTTCTTTCTACAAAATAAGGTGTTGTATCATTAATTTCAAAATACATTCCATTATCAGCACCAAAATAACCGACCCTCTGTCTTAAGTTTGTTTTTGGTGTAGCAGGAACAAAGGTATTTAAAACAAGTAAAGATTTTCCTGGTTGGTATGAGAATGTTTTTGTAGTTTCTCTAATAACTGAATCGCCACTTGTAGTTCCAATACCAATATTTACTAATCCTTGAGTAGTTGCAAATCCAACAGTAGAACCAGTTCCTACGATTAAACTCTCCCAAAGATTATTGTCCCTATATCTGTGGGAACTATCAAATAGAGTAAGTGGATTTGATACTCTTGTTCTACCAAAAGCATCTGGATTTACACTTACGGGAAATCTATTGATATTATCAACAATTTTTCCGTCTCTAGTTGCAATATTATTGACTTCAAATAATGATCTTTCCTGATTTAAATAATCCTGAGTAGTTATATTCCATTGGGCCATTTATCAATCAATCCATTCTAACTTTGATGGGTGATATCTTTGTGCGTTTTTGATGTTTAAATTTTTTTCTGCAACTGGATAAATCTGATGAACAACTGCTCCGGGATAATCGGATTGCAATTGCTCACCAAGGTCTCTTGTAGATGGAATTCCAGTTTTTGTGACTAGTTCAAGTCTATAAAAGTTTCCATTCCACATTACATCAGCAATATATTCTTCACCAACTTGTTGTACTTGAGGTTCAGAATTATTAATATAAAGATTGCCGTTAAAATCTCCAGCAATACTTATACTTTCTGAAAGAAATTGTTTGAATGATTTCATTCTTCCCCTGTTTCTTCATTATCTCCATTAAACATTGAATTTGCTATAATTGGGCGAAATTCGTCAATTTTTTCTGCTGATTTTGTAAAAAGAAGTTCTTTAATTTTGTCGCTGATTTGTGAAGGTGATTCATCTGCAACAATCATATCAAGAAGGTCATCCATTTTAATACCTAAGTAATTTTCTCTATTTATATCTCTCCACCCTTAGGCATTTCTACTGGCTTTGCATTTATTTCGGTAGAAGAAGCATTGAGTTCTGGTTCCATAACGGGTTGTCCCAAATCCATTTGTGATGTTTGGTCTAAAGGCATACCAGTATTTGGATCTATTGGTTGATTTGGATCTGGAATTATTCCATCTTCAATTTCTTTCTTCATAATTTTATCTTGTTCTACAATTTCTTCATCAGTTTGACGCAAGATTTTTCTTCTTAAGTAATCTTGAGAAAAATATCTACCTACATATGGTTCTGCAACTTGAACCATATTCAGTCTTTCATTAAGAAGTTCCGCATCTTTAAGTTCTGCAAAATGATTATCATATAGAAAATCATATTGAATATGCTCTTCCATAATATCCCAATCTTCTGGGGTAATAATATTCTTAAGAATCAATTGAGTTCTAAGCATATCGTGGAACATATATGAAAATCTCTTTCTCAAACGAGAAACAAATTTACTGAATTTAACTTCATCTCTAAGAATTTCTGAAGAACGTCCAAGATTGAATCCTCCTTCTCCATCCATTCTTGATGGTGGAACATTTAAAGAACGATATAGTTTTTTCTTAAAGTATTCTATATCAGTTATTTCTCCAAGATTCTGCCCACCGGGCAAGGTAGAAATTTCAGTTCCTCTACCACCTTCTCTTCTTGGAAGCCAAAAGTCTTCCAACATAGACATAAATTTTTTATCATCACGAATTTCTCCTGTATTTGCATCATATACAAGTTTATTACGGTATCTCATCATAACATCACGAAGATACTGTTCTGCCTTAACCTTTGGTAGATTACCTACATCGATATAGAAAATTCTACGCTCCGGAGCACGAGATAAACGATAAATTACTAATGAGTCTTCAATCATTCTCAATTGATTAAGAGACTTAATTGCTTTATGTAAATAGGAAAGAGTTGATCCTTTGTTTCTATCTACAAGACCAGAAGTGCAATAAGTAATTGAATCTTTAGACATTTTAATCCCTTGAGATCCTCCCATAGAAGAAGGATTTCCTGTAGGATATGTTGATTTTGGACTATAGACAAAATATTCCTCTATTTGAGGAAACTCAAAATCCATAGGATTATCGCTATTAATATTAGATACTCTATACTTATCTTTTTCGCTTTTTTTCTGCTGCCTTACATACCTCATTTTCATTGGGTCTATGTAACGCAGTTCTTGAATCCCATCGTGTGGATTTTTTAAATCAATAACTTTGTGGTAATAAAGTCTTCCATCAATATACCAATTTCTATAAATTTCGTGAGACTTTTTATCAAAATCTAATAGTGAAAGAATATATTTAAATTCTTGCCTAATTTTCTTTTTAATACCATCACTAGCATTTAGATTTGAAAGTTCAATTTCTATTGGGGTATCATTCGTATCTGATACAATTGCCTCATTTACAATATCTTCAATTGCACTATCACACTCTGGATGAAGTGCCATTTCACGATATCTTTTTATTAAATCAAATTCTGTTCTATATACTCCTTCAATATCTACATAAGAACCAAAAAAACCACTACTCAAGTAGTGGTCAGTCCCATCCTCATTATTTTCGGGGACAGGACTAACTACACCTTGAGATAATGGTTCGTTATCTTCAATAGAAAATCCAAACAATCTTGCCATAATTTATTTTTTTATGCCTTTGGTCTATTTATCAGACTTTAGATGCTGTAGCTGAACTTATAATCTCGTAAGATTGAACTTGGAACTCTACAGTAAATTCTTCAATAGTATCTCCACTATCATAAGATAAATCAATTGGAGATACGCTGGTTGGGAAAATATCAATAAATTGATATGCTGCTAAAATAGAACTATCTGAACCTGAATTGGTAGTGCTATTCAGGGTAGAACCTCTTCCAAGTTGATAAACAGTTGCATTGCTCATATAAGCACTAGGGTTTGTGGCACCCAAATTATTATCAAGTTTTGCAATTAGTTCTGTCCAAGATTCAAAGGCTCTTCTCAATTTGAAATCTTCATCATTAATAATAGTTACAGTCCAAGCATCAATTGTTCTATCTCCAGCAACTTTAAATGATCTTCCTCTGAATGGAACATCTATACTTGCAACATTTGAACCGGGTAAAGCAGCTGCTTTACATAGATACTTAAATTTATCTGCGTCCCAACTAATTCCTGTTGGAAAAGTTGTTAATTCAACTTCGAATAAATTTGGACGAGCACCGCCACCAGTTAGAGCACTTTTGAAATCAGAGATTGTTTTAAGTCTTGCCACGATTGTTACCTCCTTGAGTTATTTGTTGAATAATAATATCAAACAGTACCTGCAACCTCTTCAAAACTTACTCCAGTACGAGTTGCAACAAAAGTAAGAGTTACATAATTAATAGATTTTGCTGGTTTTAAGAAAATATCCGCTCTAAATTCATTGTTATCAATAACATCTGGTGTATTATTTGTGGTATCACAAACAACGAAGAATCCATACAAACCTCTCTTTGCTTGAACATCACGGAGATAAGGTTCAACAATATTCTTAAAGTTTGCTCTGGTTAGTTCGTCGTTCAGTTCAAACAGTTGTGCTTGAGCAGCTCTTTGAAGTGCTTGCTCAATAGTGAGGAACAAGCGGCGAACATTGATTCTATCGAATGCCGAAGCATATCCGAGAGCAGTCTTATCACCAAAGAGAAGAGTTCCAATTCCAGGTTGAGTTACGATAGCATTAATTCTTTGTGGATAGAGTTGATCTCTTTGTGCCTTACTTGGATTATAAGCAAGTTTGATAGCATTGTTAATAATTCCTCTTTGCTGTCCAGCAGGAGAGAACCAAGGATATGCAACAATGTTAGTGCGACACATTAGACCTGCAACATCAGCGTTACAAGGAATATATACGAACTTATTATTAAATCTATCATAAGTGTACTTATATCCACTATCAAATACCGCATAAGATGAAGATGGTAAAGAACTATTGACTCCACTAAAGAACTTAATAAGATTTGTTGTCTGAGTTGTTGTATTAGTTTGTCCAACTAAATCAGATCTATGTGGTCCAATCACAGCAATACAGTCTTTTCTTTGTTCTGCAAGTGAGATTAAATAACCTGCCTTTGCTTGAGATTCTGATACAGAATCCAATCCAGGACCCATAATCAGATAATCAACTTGAACTTCATCTTTGTTGGAGAACTTATCGTAAGATGTGATCAAATCTGCAAGAGTTGGTTTCATCCCGCCAGCAGAGGAATAATCAACACCACCGGTTAAGGTATATGTTTTGTTTCCAATTGCACTAAATGTTATATCTTGTGCAGATGATCCCCAAAGACCATTTGCAGTAGAAACTGGGGTGAATGAAGCAGAAGCAACACCAGAATACGTTGTAAATCCAGTTGCTCTTGGTGCTGTTCCCCAGTAAGAATCCGCTGCACTTGAAGGATTTCCACCAGCATAAACTTGAGATGAGAAATCTGCAAGATATTGCTCATACCAAATCTTTTGCGGGGAATTGACCGCTGAAACTGAATCTAGTGCTTTGGATAGACCAACGTGCTTCTCAAGAAGAGTTCCTTGATTGCCAGTAATAGATCCGAGATCATCAACAACTACAACGTGAATTGCATCATTCTTACCGTTTCTCTCAAGAACATATTGGTTTGAAACTGGTTTTGGTGCAATAGACTTCCAATAAATTGTAGTATTTGTTAAACCTAAAGTTTGGTTATTGTACCAATCGGATACCGATGTTGCGCTAGCTGTAGTTCCTGTATTAATACCGGAATTATTTACAAAGGTAAGAGTTGAAGATGCTACATATGAAGCAAATTCCGAACTTTCTGCATAACTAATTTGAGTCTCAGTTCCTGCGGAAGAAACTCTTGATACAATTTTTACGTCAATGCTACTTGCACTATTAGTTGCATCTGTTGTAATACCAGTAATAATACCTTTTAAGTATCCATTAAAAGTTGAAGTTGTTCCTGCGCCAGGAATAGAAACTCCATTAATCGCAGCAGTAACACCAAAACCAATTTGTGCTCCAAGAGCACCAACATTGGTTGTTGTAATACCAATAGTTTGATCTGCTAAATCATCAATAACACAGACTTTAAGACCATTTGCCCAAGAACCTGGATTCTTTGCAGCAAATGTAAAGTTATTTCCGTCCGAATGATTATTAATATAATCATCGTAATTGTCAATATCTAAAGATGTTGTTGATGCAGCACCAACACCGGCATTTGCGTTGTTGAGGGTTGCTCCACCAGTTCTAACAACTTTAAGAACACCGCCATAAGAGAGATAAGAAGATGCACTCATCCAATACTCATATTGCGCATCAGTCGAAATTGGTTTTCCGAAAGTATTGATTAAATCTTGCTCAGTTGTAATATCAATTGGATAATTAACAGGACCAATTGGAAAGGGACCTGCAATTGCTCCAATATTATCTAAAACATTATCAGCTCTTCCTACAGTTAAGTCAACCTCTCTGACGAGTACGCCTGGAGATAATTGAGGAGTCGCCATTTTTTTCTCCGTAAAATCTCAGTTTATCTAAAAAATATTTATTAAAAAAATACTTTACGCAGGGGAAACTTGACGTGAATATTTACCAATCTGGATATTCCCACTTACCTATAACGTTTAATACTATTTTATTTGAAACTATTCTTTTTATTGTGCAATTTTTGCATTCATATGAATATGATGAAGCAACTGGACCTCTATCTTTTCTTGTTCTATAAAATCCATCTATCAAATTTTTTATCTCCCCACATACTCTACACTTTCTATCTGTGAGGAGTAAATGTCCAAATTTTATCTGAGTGTTTATGTCCATCACATATATTCCCACATATATGACCTATCTCCATATTCGTCAACAAACCATCTATCTCCATCATTATCTACAAAACTACTACTATCTAATCCATCAGATACAAAACCAAATGGTGCCATATCTTGTTCTATTTGATTTTTTTGCTCCTCATATAAACGCTTTCTTACATCTTGATCGGTAAGTTCTTTGAAATAATCTTGAGCTACTAACCAAGCATATATTACTAAGCACATTGCAAGGTCATCATTACATCCCTCTTCTGCTTCAAATGAATTATGTTTTTGGATAAATGTGGTGAGTTCTGCAATAATCTCATAATCATTTAAAAATAACTTATTCTCTTCAATCATTGTTTTGAGATTAAGACATCCTACTTTTTTCACTGTCTTTGACATCTTGACCCCAAGTTGAGTTTTCTTTCCAGAAAATCCTTGACCTACAATTTGACCTGCTCTTCCCCTCATTGAGCACATCAGTAAATTTTTATATTCTAAATCATATTGAAGAATGCTTGCTACTTGATCTCCAACATCATTAACTTCACATAACACATATGCATCATTGTAACTTTTTCCAACTTCATCAATAATACTTGGAAAAAGCATTGGTTTTATTTCATTATTTCTATACTTTGCAACTACTTTGTGTGGAAATTCAGTTATATCAACAACAGTAAATGCAGAGTAATCATTTCCTACTCCTCTTGCAACATCTACTGTAATAAGATAATCATGGTTATCTTCAGGATCCACATAAACATCCAATCCCGCACTGCGCGTCTTGGGATGATCATAAACAAGGGATCTTAATTTTGATGGAGCAATTAAAGTATCAACAGATCCTAAAAATTCACATTCAAACTCAACTTTAAATTGTTGTTCAGAAGTGTTTGATATAGTTTGCTTTTTCCATTCCTCATCTCTTCCCGGAACTTCACTCCAATGAACGTCTGTAAATATATACTCATTCTTACCTTTTTCTGCATCGTGCCACATTCGGTAGAAATGGTTCATACCATGTGGAGTTGATACTATAATTACTTTTGTATTTTTACCCGAAGTAATCGTAGGATAAACTGAAGCAAAGAATGAATCTGCAATATGATTTGGGACGAACGCAAATTCATCCAAAAATAAAATGTTGAATGACATACCACGAACTGCAGAAGCAGAAGTAGAAGCAGCCAAGATTTTACTTCCATTTTCAAGTTCCAAAGAACCCTTGTTCCAAGAGATAATTCCTTGTTGCATCCACTTTGGTAAATTTTCATATGCTGTCTGCAATCTATCTAACAGTTCTCTAGCGGTCGCTGCTTTGTTTGCTAGTATGCCTATATTTACATTATCATTGAATACTGCATAGTGTAAGAGAAAAGATACTACTGTAGTTGATTTTCCCGTCTGACGAGGCATCTTACAGATATTAAATCTGTTCGCATGAAATTTATTTACAAGTTTTTCTTGAAATGGATACATTTTAAATGGTTGCAATCCATGATCAAGAGTTACAATTTTTACATAATTTTTTGCAAAATAAACAGGATCACTCATGCATTTAGAAATTTCAAGAATTTGCTCTTCAGTAAATTCGTGAGTGGTATTCGCTTTTTTTAATAACGGATTGCCAAGATAAACATCATTATTTGTCATAACGAACTCCTAAAAATTAATTACAATTCCAACGTCTAAGTGCTTTATTAATTCTACTATCTGGATCTCTTGCTGTTTTTGTTGAAGTAAGTTTAGACTTCATTCCGGACATACGACGGCAAAATGATTTACGACGATCCGATCTCTTACCTGTAGGATTTTTTTCAGTTACTGCAGTTTGAAGTTTTGAACCTGGATTTTCTCTACGATATGCCTTTACTGCAGCAGAACTCAAACCATCAGTTCTATCTTGACGATTTACTTTTTGCCAGTCTTCATCAACCTCAACTTCTTCTCCCATCATTCCCATTGGTTTTACATAATTTCTACTAGGACCAGGTTTTGCTGCACTTCCGCCTTGAGGTCCAAATGCCTGGATTAAAGGATGTCCTGGTTGAATTTCAGAGACAGAATGATAAACAACTATTGATCCGGGATAAACCTTTTGAATTTCATTATTAATTTCTTTACGTGTTGGGAGTTTCACCTGAGGGAAAAACATTTTAAGAGAATAATATTTTCCTCTCCAATTTAAAGTGACTCCAATTATATTCCCTGTTTGTGCTTGAAGTCTTGTTGCTTCACTTACTTGCGATTTAAATCCTTTAATTGGTCCTGGTTTTATTATGTCAATTACTTCGGCAAAAGTATTTCCATCGGCATCCTCGATTGTTACATCTTCCTTCATTCTTTCCGCTGCTTTGCGCTTAGCAAATTGCATATAAGACTCGCCTGGTCTTAATTTATTATCAGATTTTGAAGTAGAAGTAGATTTAGATGCAACACTATCTTCACGGGCCCGTTGATTTGCTCCAGGTCCACCTAGTTTGCGATCTTGATTTGGGTCTGGATGCCAAAAATCCGCACGTTCATGAACAACTTCTTCCTTATATCCTTTCCGACAAGGATCTTCTTCTTGAAGTTCGCCTAGAATTTTATCGACTAAAGTTTCTTCTTTATTGATTTTTGGAAGTTTTGCTCCTGTTGGTCTTGGTTGCTGACCTTTAGCAAAAACTCTTTTACCTTTTTCTTTCATCGGCAAAATGGGACCACGCTCAACATTTTCGGTTGTCATTTCTCCGCTTACAATGTAGTCCGCTGCAGTATCAATATAATCTGCTGCTTTAGTGATTTTTGATTGAACCCATGCTTCTAGATCTCCTTCACCTTTACCAACTTTTGCTTTAAGTCTTTTTACCGCATCTTCAATGGTTTTGAGTTCTGACCTTGCCATTGAATATTCTTCATCTTTAATTGAGATTTTATCCCAAACTTTTTCTCCGTAAGAACATTCAGATCTTGTTTCTCTTTTATCACATAAAGGACAGTATCTTTCTTCTTCGTGCATAGTTTCCTCAGATTTAGTTCCCCAGTTTGCAGCACCAACTTTACGGCATTTTACAAGTGCTCCGGACGCATATGCACTCGGCCAAACATCATATCTAGACTTTACTTTATTATAGCACGCATCTTTTTTTCCAGACTTCTTTTTTTCTTGTAAATCCATTTCTTCAGTTCTTACGTTAGTTGGTTTTGATGCGTTCTTTTTTTCTGGTTGATTTGGATCGTTTCTATTCTTTCTTCTAAATGCTTTTTCTTCCTCTTCTGGAGAAAGATTTGCTGCCATTTTAGAACTTCCACATTTTGGTGTAGAAGTTTGACCTGGCTGGCGAGCACAAGGAGCACCAGCAAATGGACCTCCTAGTTGAACCCATCCTTTCACCTTTCTTCCTGTTTTTGGATCTGTTCCACTAGATTTTTTAAACCAATCACGGAGACTTTCATCTCCCGATTTAGTTTCTTCTTTTACATCCTTAAATTTTTTATGATTCTTTTTAGCGGATGCTTCCATTTTTTTCAAACGAGTATAATAATCTGGAATCTCATCAAGATGTTGAAGAGCAATATCTCGTGCTAATTTATGATCTTTAGTGTGTTCATGCTCAATAGGTTCTCCCATATCAAGTTGCTTTTGTATAAAGGAAACATCAAGACGATGTTTTTTTGCAATTTGCTCAACTGTTTTATGAGATTTCAACTTAGGCATTGAACTATATTAAGTACCTTTTTATATTTATTATTCTATACTTTCTTGGGATTGTTGCTTTAAAAATTTTGCTAGTTCTGAGGTAGATCCAACAAACAATGCATTATTGACTGTTGTTGGTCCTTTTATTTTATTTTCTTCTACGTCTTTTAATTTTTTTTGAAGTTCCATTAATTTATCCGTGGCATCTGCAACACTTTTAATAAGTTGTCCAGCAACTTCATATGCTCTAGGCATTTCACTTTCCTGGGCCAATTCAAGAATACCATTAATAGCTTCTTGTCCCTTTTCTATTAGTGAATATAAATTTCCCCTAGTATATTCATAATCTTTTTTAATATCATCTGAAATACTAGAAGTAGGTGTCTCTATATTTTCTATATTAGTATCTATTTTTTTAGATATAATTTCAGCACTTGTGTTAAAAGTCTGATTTAGGTTATCAAATTTTTTTGTCATTTTCTATAAAAGTTATAAATTTGAACCACTAAAACCAAAATCATCACCATCTTCTATTAACATATTGTCAGAAGTTGTTATAGACTTTACTTCTGCGCCGATTAAATGAGAAGTAATTTGTGTTCCATCTCTACCTCTTTCTACTGTAATAGCATTTCCGGAAACAAGTTTTACGTATACTTCTTCTCCCTCAATATCGAGATATGTATTGGAAACTATAGATGACGAATCGCTAACATAAATTAGTATATCTTCTGTACTTGCATCTTTGGTTAATGTTGTTAAAACATTTCCCGTATAATTTCTGATTGCTCTTGGTTGAGCAGAATAAACAATTTCTCTTGCTGGAGAATTTGTGGTATCTCCAGCAACATAACCAATTGTAGTTTTTTTGATAATATCTTTTGTTGCAGAAGAAACTGGACCAAAAAGATAAGTTTTTGCAGTAAATCTTAATGTATATAATAATACTCTTCTCGATAAAAAGTTTCCTTCATAATCATCTTGCATCGCAATGCTTTCTAAGATTATAGGAATATCTCTTTTTTCATTAATTTCATTAATTAGTTCTACCGTCATAGTATATGCGGGTTGAAAATATGGTAAAATTTGCTCTATGATTTGTAGTGCATCGTCATTGAGCTTAGACATAATACTAAGCTCAAATTGCATATTATAAGGAACTGGTAGATATGCTTTTTTTGTCTCAGCACCATTTGAAGAAGACTTCAAAGTAAATGTTTGAGTTGTTGTTGCCTTTCTTGATGGATCATAGGTCAATCCAGTAAATTCAAAAGACATTCTTGGGAGTGTAATTTGTACCGGTTTATTCAAATCTGGTGATTGTTCTAATCTAGCAAGAAATTTTTGAGTTGGTCCATACGCAAGAGGAACCTTAATTACACTTTTTACATTTTTATTACTATCAGTATGTTTAATACTTATATCATTAAATAGAGAACCAAATGCAACCACTGTGCTTCTTAAAACTTCGTGATAAAAATATTCAAACATACTTTTACGTTCCTTTAATATTATTTAATCATTGATTATTTTCTATTTAGGGCATTCCAAAAGGATTTCTTTCAGTAAAATCTATTATTGTATCTGCTTCTTCTTCAATTTCATCATTATTAGTAAAACCACTCTTGATAGAAGAAGTTTCTACTTTTCTTAAATGGTGAGATGCACTAGATGCAGAACCTACTATGGTTTCTCCTGGTATAAATTGTCCATTTACATTGGAAACTTCTAATATATTTGTTACTGTATTCCAAGACCTAACTCTAGCAGTTACTCCACTTTGATTTCCGGTTACAACTTCATTAAATACAAAACTTCCACTTGAAGTGAGTGGAGGATTACCAATAGACATCATTGGTGCTTGGGTGTATCCAAGACCTGCGTTTGTAATTCTTATTGAAGTTATTGAACCTGCAGCAGAAACTACTGCAGTTGCTGCTGCAGAAATTGTTGATTGTCCGACAAATGTTATTACTGGAGGATTTACATAACCAGAACCAGAATTAGTAACAGTTATAATTCCAACTATACCATCACCCAATATTGCCTTTGCAGTTGCTCCACTACCTCCTCCTCCAATGAATCTAACACCAGGAGTTATAGTATATCCATAACCGGGATTTACAATTTCAACACTTTGAACTGATTGTGCTGATGGATTAGTGTTATCATTACATACCACTATTCCGCTTATCATTTTGGCAATTGCTGAAGCGGTTTGTCCATTTAATGGTGCTGAAGAAATTCCTACAGTTGGAGTATTTGTATATCCTCCTCCTCTATTTGTTATTGTTATTAATCTAATACCACCATTTACAACTCCTGTAACTGCGGATGCAGTTATGCCAATCCCTATCATCTGAAGTTTTTGTATTGCACCAATTGGAGTAGTATCCTCCCCAATACTACCACTAATATTATCATCAATTTCTCCTATACCAGTATCAATCAATTCATCTTCATAACGGAATAATTCACATTTTAATTGATATGTATAAAGTCCTTGAAGTTGATAAAATGGTTTCTCGTGCTCTACATATTTTATTTCAAAAATTCTGTCCCCAAGTGGAAAATATATTAAATCACCTTCTTTTGGTCTTGTGGATAATTTAATATTTGGTATATTTTCTATCAATGGTGAAATGTAAGTTTTAAATCTTTCTCTAGAAATTATCAAATTAATTTCATTTAGTGCTTGTATTCCAAATTTAGATAATATAGTTGTATTATCGCCATATCCTTCAAAATTATCCAAATAAGCTTCTATTGGATATGCATTTGAGAATTCAGACTCAATAACTTCTCTAATTACTTTTTTTTCGGTGATGTACTTTCGTGGAAGATAATAAACTTCAATACCATACATTCTCAATTGTTCATTGATCAAGTCCTGTATAAGACCTTGTTCTGATTTTGATCCCTGGAGAAAAAATGGATTTAACATAAATTAACCAATCATGTCTAATGGTGGAAGTTCATAAGTGTTTGACATTTTTTCCATCAAAATATCAATTTCTTTTTGGGCATCATCATACATTTGTCTTCCATTTAACTCTACTCCTCCTGGAAGTTTAACTCCAGTAAATTTCATCATATTTTGTCCCCATTGTCTTTTAATAAGAGAAGTTAAATATGGTTTTATAAATGAATCATTCCAAACTCTAGAATAATCGTTTGGGTCTAAAGTTGAATAGCAATCTATAATAAAATAATGATTTTCTGTTACTGATCCCCAATCAATATCCAAATACAATCTATCTTGTCTTTTGTTGAATCTTATTTGTTTTTGTGTATTTAATAAGAAATCTAAATCTTCCAAATAAGTTTTTACCATTGCATAACTTAAAAGTTCAGTAGTTCCCCAATAATAAACATCATTTAAAAATAATTGATATTTTACACTAAACATATTATGAGTTATTGTATTAGATCCATCAAAAGTAAAAATTTTATTTACTCCTATAACATTAGGGGGAACTTGTAAATAATTGCTATTTTCTTCATAAGAAAAAGTAGTAGCAGTTCCTACTATACTAGTTGTTACGCTAGTTGTCGCAATACCTACAGAGTTTTGATTTAATCCTCTTGCCCGTCCTCTAGCGATGTCTTGTGCTGTTACTTTATACTTATAGAATGTGGGATAAACCCCATCAAAATGACGTTCTTGAAAAAATTGTATAGCATCATCTACCAAATCCTCAATTTGTTCATCTGCAACATTTATTTCCAAAACTGGAGCACCAAGTTTTCTTTTGCAATAATCTATTAATTCTTGTCTGGTAGATGGTTGTGCCATTTTTATTACCTCTTAAAAATATTTATGTAAAATTAATAAATGAAAGATTTGATATAACTTCTTGCTGTTTCAAATATAACTTGTAATAACATTTAGCAATATCTTTTAGTTTATCAACATTATCAATAGAATCTATTTCTGAGCAATATTTAAAATACTCAAAACTTTTACTCAAATTATCCAACTTAATTTCGTCAGGATTCATTTATTAAACTCCTCAATAAAAATTTTATCTCATTAATATCATTTTTAATATTATTTAAATCATTTTCAAATTCCTTCATTTTTTTATTTTCATTATCCTTATCCATTTTCATAGACAAGTATCTTTGATATTCGTTTATGTTTGTGTTGATAATAGAATTTGTGGTAATATCTCTTACCAAATCACTATTATCCTTTACTTTAATATATTTCATAATTTAGGCTAGGGCAAGAACTCTTAGATTTTTAATTCTAGGAACATGAACTTGATTGGTAGATGTTCCTATTAATTTTATTCTAAAATAACGGAATGAAGGTAGATTATTTGCTGTAAATGTATGTTCTCTAAAATCAACATCATTAAATCCAAGCACTGTTGATGGTGCAATATAGTCATCAGGAAGTCCGTCACTATTTTCAAAATTTATAACTTCTTTATATTTGTTCAAATTCAAATATCCTGGGAAAGGTATGAATATTGGAGAAAAATTCGGATTATCACTAATTGCATAAAAAGCACGAACATTTGAATCTGATGTTAAGTGTGCATCTAATATAATTTTTATTGAGGATGATGAAGTCTCCAGTTGAACCTCTTTAGAAATATATTTAAATGAAGTTGGGTCATCAATTGCACTATTTGCTCTACTATCGGAAGAGTAATCGGTTATAATATTATTAACTCTATTTGTGACTAGGGTGATAGATGATGCCCTAGCATCGATCGTAGGACTCAGTAAAATATTATTTGATGATAGATCAATTCTTAAATTAAAAGATTTCTCATTAAGTAAGTTCTCAACTTCATTTATATCAGAACAAATAAGTCTTGGTGAATTTAAATTGTTGTTTTCATATATTGAGATAGGTTCAAAACCTACATCTAAGAATGGGGATTCATTTCCACTTATACTTGTTCCCTGTATTGTCTTAATAGATCCACTTATTGATGTTCCATTTACTGTAGTATTTGGAATAATTGGTTCAATTAATTCAAATTGTATATTATTAGATGCCGAAATATCTGAACCCCCAGCAGATTTAGTTTCATTGATATAGAGTTTTGGTAAAGATGTTTCTACAGATCTATCAATTCCATCCGAAGACATATCAAGTTTAATGTGATATGAATCTAATGTTATTGGTTCATTGATAATTGAGGTATCCACTGTGGATAATTCATGTTGCTTATTAATTCTTCTTAATGATACTCCTCCCAATTCATACTTATATACGGGTGTTCCAATATCATAATCCTTTTCGGGTGCTGTCACTATTCCATTAATTTGTCCATTGGAAACTGATTCGTAAGGTATTATTTCATTTCCAATTAAAAGATACCCAGGATTTGTTGAAGCAACGCCAACATTTTCAAAAGTTTGGAACACACTAGAACTGTCTACATATATCGAATCACCTGAAGATATAGAACTAGCAGTAATTTTTTGTGATAATTTTGTTGGTGCAATATCACTCTCAACTCCAGAGATAATTAAATGATTCTGCGATGAATGCATTCCATGATTTTTTTGGTTGACCTTTATATGCAATCCATCTGAAACAGTAATCAAATTACTAACTGCTATATTTAAGTTTACAGTTGAACCAACATTATTTTTATACTGCAATGACGGTGATCCGGAAACACTGAAATCACCTTGAACATTATCAAGTATTATTTCATTTATTGTTGATATACTAGAAATAGAAACTCTTGCTCCATATCCCACATTTAGAGATCCTATGGAGGAAATTCCTAGAACATCTCCGATTTTATAACCAACTCCTCCATTTACAATTGTTGCTATACCAACTTCACCATTAACTATTGTTACATTAGCAGTTGCATTTCTTCCATCTCCAGAAATAGATTCTAAATTGACATTATTGAAAATAAATGATCCAGATGATGGAGTGTATCCTATTCCAGGATTAATTAAGGTTAATTGCCCAAAAGCAGATCCAGCACTGCCAACATAATTTCCAGTTCCTTTTGAATTTGACTGTAAAACAGTGTTTCCTATTACCAATCCAGAATTACTGGACAAGGAGGATGCTAAACCAACTCTAACCTTTCTAGAATTGAGTATAACTGAATCTGGAGATAATTTTTTAGAATACTTTAGAGTTTGGTTTGTAAGTTTTGGATTATAGAAATTAACAAATCCAGATCTAACAAAATTTGCACACCAGAGTTGATACTTCAAATCTTCCCATTGGCTAGGTTCCCACGTAGTTCCATTTTGTGATTTGAAAAGTGATCCAAAATCTTCTTGATTTGATACAAAAGAATTTGTAATTAAATCATTTTCATTAACTCTTGAAATAAATACCGAATAATCTGGTGATTGTGACAATAGGCAAACGGCATAGTCTTTGTTTCCTTCCAAATAAATTGGACGTTTGAATACAAATTCTGTACCTAAAGATCCATCACTTGAAATGGTTATTTCTGATGGTAATTTGGAAACTTGAGAACCATCTAAAATATAATCTGATGGGTTTGGTCCCCCAGACACTGTTCCATTTGTTATAGGTCTTATTTCCAGATCTACAGTAAGACCATCAGTTGAAGGAACTGAATTGAAGTAAATAACACATTTGGTTAAAAATACTCCTTTTGCTCCAACTGAGAATGATTGTGCTAGTGGATCTCGCGCACAAATTTTTGCGCCTTCTTGTCTAATTGCTCTTACTAATTGATTACCGGATTGTTCTGTTAAATTTCCACCAGCTGTCCTTTGAATATCAATTCCAAGTTGTCTTGCTGTTTCAGATAGATTTCTAGGTAGTCCTACACTAGCCGCTGCATCACCTAACCTTTCTCTAGCAGCCTGAGCATAAACAGGGCCGTCATAATTAATCTGGACGGTTGGTGCAGGTGCAGCAGGTGTTGGTGGGGGTGGTGCAGGTGCAGCAGGTGCAGCAGGTGCAGGTGCAGGTGTTGGGGGAGGCGAATAACTATAAGTTGGTGGTGGAGGTGGTGGTGGAGTGTTATCTACCCTAGTATTAGATACCGTTTCTTGAGTTACATCAGTGCCCAATATTCTTTCTTGGGACGATCCAGTTTCTAATATTTCCTGCGATGCTATTTTATAAGATCTTGTTGAAATTGTAGTTGGTTGAACTGTTTCGACAAAACCACTGGCAGTAAAGTTTTCCTGAGCATCTGTAGATACTCTGTCAGTTAATTTAAATGTTTTTGTTCCTGTTGAAAATTTATTTAAAGAATTATTTGCAGGATATATAAAGAAACTTCCAAGAACATTAGAACTATAATCTACTTTCAATCTTGTTCGAAGAACTCTTGCCTTTGCTTTTGAAGTAACTCCTTCCAGAATCATATCAGGTAAAATAATACCTCCATATCCAAGAGTCCCGACATCAGACAAGATGTAAGTGTCTATGTTCAAAATGCCTGAGGTTTCACTGTAGTCATTTGAAATTTCTTCCCCAGTATAAGGGTTAAATTTGAAATATGTTTTAAAATCATTTTGATTTATAACTCTATGAGGTCCAGATTTATGTCTTGGGTGACATACTCGAACTGTTGCACGGTGCTCCAAAGAACTTCCATTATTAAAACTAGCGATAACATCTTCACCAATAGTAAATTTACCAGTACCCGAAATCATTTGAATCTCAAGTAATTTTGGAAAACAACTATTTGTTACATCAATTCCATCAAAATATGCTGTTAATTCAGTTCCAGGAAGAAGACCTTTTCCTTCAAATTGAATATTTCTAGACCTTATAAACTGAGAATTATCTCTTTTAACTACTCTTTCCCCAACAGAAATTGAATTTCCCGTAGTTGGTTCTAGTGTTATTTTAGTTCCTGTTCTAGAAGTAGAACCAGATTCATAGGTAGTAATTGTTGTTTGGTTATAGATTCTAGTATTTGTTACGTAACCGTTTCTAGTAACATCACTTAGATTGTATTTTGTATCTTCAGTTGTTCTATCTGCAACTCCTGACCAAGTAGTTTTCCAATCATTATATGTAATTAATTCCCCAGATTGATTGAGATTATATGCCTTTTTATATAAATCTATATCACCAACATCAACAATAAAATTTTCTGCCTCCAATTTTTTGGGGGTATCAAACCAAGTATCTGTTGATGGAGTAAGTTCAATAAAACCTTTCCAATAGTTTAAAATAAATGGAGTTACACTTTCCGTTCTAGTAGCTATGTTTTGACTTTTCCAAAGTGCGTCAGTATAACGCAAAGTAATTATACCATCATTAATAACTACATTGTCCCCTTCTATATAATTGTCATCATCTACGATATTTAATTTGTCATTATAAGGAAGTAGACTAATGTTTTGAACATCTACATTAGGTCTCAATTCTTGTGATTCTGGGTGGATGCAATTATTCTTTCCTAAAGAGAGATCTTGTATAGGGGCATTTTGATCAGAAAAATTATCTACAAAAAACCCAGATTTAAATTTGTTTAATCCATTAGAATCTTGGATTAAAAGATTTGAAGTTTTTGTTTCTAATAGAGAAAGACTTGTATAATATTCAAGATTTCTTATTCTATCTTCGAGAACTTTAATATCTCGCATTCTATATCTCTTATGTTCTGTGAGTTTTATGAATGCGTCTGATGTATTATAAAGGTAAGGTGGTAAATTAATAGTAGATATTTCTAGGGAATCATCTACTGGAACTGGTTTTTCTGGAGATTCTGAAGGAACTCCTGTTTTTATTTGTAATGAACCAGTTTTATTTAAATATATGGTATCAATTCTTCCAAGATAAAAAGAATAATTAAGTACTATAGATTCATCAGATGCTAAAGAATTTTTGGCAGAATTTCCCGATAAAGTAAAAGATCTTCCATAAAACTCTAGAGGAGATCTTGTATCAACTGATGTAGTATATGGAGAAACTCTTGGTCTAATGTCAATTATATCAGTCAACCTGTTACCATCAACCGATCCAATTTCTTTTGAATAGTCACATTCTAAATAAGAATTTCTGGTAGTTATATCGCCTTCATCTGAAGAATCATAATAGACATTTGAAAAATATATTTTTAATTGTCTAGTGGGAGAATTGAAATTTGACTTTCTTATTATTGTAGAATAGTCATAGAAAGTAGATTTTTGACCTGAACTAAACGAGTAGTGTGTAGTAACATCACTACTCTCAAAGTCTGAAGATGCTAGAATACATTTAATGCCAGATTCTTCAAATAATAAAGTTTCTCCTATTTTAAACGAAACATTATTTTTTGGAGTATATCTAATCTCTGAATCTGATTTTCTTTCAACTAGGATGGCAACAGATCCACTAGATTCTCCTGTAATCTTTTCTCCCAGTATTAAATCGGAAGTCTTTCCACTCTGACTTCCTATAGAAGAAAGTAGAAGAGATGGTGCATTAGCACTGGAAGTCCCTTTCGATTCATATATTCCATGAATTTCGATTACATCTGGATAATTTAATGATATTAAGTTATCTTCAACTCTAGTGCCATATGGATAATTTCCATATGTTAATCCATTATCTAGAGTATCTTGCCCTGAACCAGACCCCTCTAATATTGATTTATCGACTATAATATAATTTACTCTATTTTTCTTTTTAATTTTTTCTTTTGGTTTACTTTTTCTTATCGTAGAAACTAAAGTTGCATTAGAATCATTCGTTAAATTACTAATTGTCAAAGTATTTCCAACAATAGAAAATTTATCGCTAGTTAATACTTGTGTAGTTCCATTTGAATTTGTTAATAAATACCTTTCCTCATCAAACGGTAAGAAAGTTTCATTTTGATCAGATAAAGAAACTATTAGTCTGTTTGAAGATATTACTTGATTATCAAAAGTTTTTCTAATTGTTAATGTAGAATTTGTCAAATCTACATTTGAAATATTACTTTTTGGTAACTTAGAATATAGAGTATTATCTTGAGATGATACTAATGATGTTGTTAAAATTTCTAAATCATTTACTGTTATATTCTGTGTAGGAATAGATCCCTTAATAAAGTTTGTTACTGTAGAAACTCCAGATGCTACTACCGTCAGTCCATTAATTTCATCAACTTTTGCATAATATGGTAGAGATGTATCTAGAGGATTTGTATATTTTATTATTTCTCCGACCTTTACATTTTTTCCTGGGAAAATTGGATTTGTACTGGTAATATTAATATTAGAACCATTTACTACAATACTAGATATTCCAACATTAAATTTGGTCGTTTGAATAATGTCTGCGGAGAAAGTTCTTGCAGTCCCCACGATTCCATATACCGACCTAACATCAGATATTCCATATGATGTAACAGTTCTACAAACTCTAGTTATTGATTCATTACCATCAAAAACTAGAGATTCAAATGGTAAAAATTCACCAGTTGTTTGATAAAGAATAATGTTAGAACTATTAGATACCGACTCTTTTAAGAATCCAGTGGCTCCACTATTTTCTCCATTAACAAAAGTTGGAGTAGTTAGAGTTATTGGTTCATTCAAAGTTATCTCTGTTGTTGTTTGAATGTCATATAAAGATATATTCCATTCATTTAAATCTGGGTTAGAACTATCATAAGATCCAGATTCTAATGTAAAATCATATACTCTTGCAACTCCTATTTCTTTTCCTGTGGATGCCACCCCAACATTACCGACCCTAGAATCTCTAAGACTAAGAATATAATCACTTCCTGCGCCAATTTTGGGGGCACCATAAACTCTATTGAGTCTGAATGTAGGTCCAGTATTATATGTAATAGGTTGACCCTCTAATGTTTTTATTGTTCTTGGTTTAGGTACATCAATAAGAGAACTGTTTATGACCTCAATTTCATAACCTCTAATATATGCTTTTCCTGGAGAAATTTGATATAAAGCAATATCGTCAGAAGGAACAGACCCACCATCGGTTAAATCGGTTAAATTAAATACTCCACCATTTCCCAATTTGTCATTCAGAGACTCTTTTAGAACAACATCAAATGGAGTCACATAATAGTCTCCTGATTCATCATAGGTTCTTCTTGCAAATTCATCAGCTAAAATATTATATTGAGTATACTTATCTGAAGAATAGCTAATGACACCAGTTCTTACCCTTGCTAATTCTATAAAATTAGTATCATCAAAATCATTTAAATCCTTTTTAAACAAAGAAACTGTTATTTTTATCCTATCAGCACCAGGGGAAGAATAATTACTAAATCCTTGAGAATTATCATTTAAATTTTCATCTAAATCTGATGTTATAATCTGCTCATTAACAAAAAACCCAATTCTATAACTTGGAGCAAAAGAATATTGATCTAGTATTAATGTTTCTTTACTTACTCTTACAAAAGACCCTCTAATAAAATATACGCCGTCATTAACTGAAAATGCAGATCCCCTTGAAGTGCAATTTCTGGAAATAGTAACAGCAAATGGTTCTCCTACAGGTATATTTGAAGTTCCAAGCAACTGTGATATAACAATGTTATTTGATGACAGTTGTTCCCCATCAGCAAATTTGGTTTGAGAAGAACTATTTAAACTAGATGTTAAATAATTGATATATAATGTTAAATTGCCTCTTTCTGAATTTTGAGGCAGTAAAACTTGATTTACAACTGCAGTTACTCCTGAGGATGCGCCAGTTATTGTAGATCCTATTAATTGATCTGCGTAAGAAGATACTGGGATACCTAAATACGCATTTTCAAGTTCTACACAATCATAAAAATTATTATAAAAAGTGTTTCCTGGTATTACTTTTGCACCTTCTTTGAAGAAGTGTTGCCCAAATTTTGTAATTTGATTTTGTAAAATAGATTGAAGTGTTGTTAATTCTCTTGCCTGTACTGGATAACCAGGCTTAAACAAAACTTTATAATAGTCATTATTTGCATCAAAATCATCAAAATATGGGGATACATTTAAATTTGTTTGCTGTGACATAATTCGTTAAAACTGCAAAATGACTTTGATATCTTCTTTTTGGTTTGATGACCTAGTAATAGATGGTCTATTATCTACATAAATTATATTTCCAGAATATTTTTGAACTTCTGGTTGGGAAACACCACTAACAAAATTTTGTCCTAGGTAGTATTTTTTATTATTTATTGTTGTTTCTATGCCAGTAAATCCGGAGTCAATAGTTAAAGTTCCTCCAGAATTTCCGGAAATTACTAAACTTCCTCCAGTCAATATTGAACTAGTAAATTCGTTCAAATTGAAACCATAACTGGGATTTGTCTGTTGGGATCCATCAGTAGTTGCAAATCCAACAATAGATCTATCTTGCCAATATTTTAAAACTCCTGTGTTTTGATCATAACTAATAACTTTTCCTGCAGCAGTAATGCCAGTTCCTATAGTTTGAGTTATTAAAGAGTCTGGGGTGAAAACTGCTGAATTATATGAGGAACCAGTTAATTTTAGTGCATATAAAGCACTAGCTTTATCTGAAGATAAAATAGAACCATTGGATACTTTGGGATTATTAATTATACCAACCCTTGATATCTGGTTTCCTACGATAAAATCTGGGTTCTGAACATCATTTTCTAACCTAGAGTATATTAATGCATTAAATGCTCCCAGTTCTCTGTAAATATCAGCACCATGTCCGCCTTTAGGTGAGATGATAACATCAAAAATTGGTCTAGTATCAAAGGTGGTTATTCCACCTGCAACTAAATCTACACTACCAAAAGTATATCCTGATCCTTGGTTTGTTATTATTATCGATTCTACTTTTTGCTCAGAATTGGTTATGATGGTGCATTCGGCACCAGTACCATCACCTTTTATAGGAACATTCCTATAAATTTGATTTCCTGCACCTACTGATACTCCTCTATTTTTTATGATTACGGTCTTTATTGACCCATCTATGGCATTGTTTCTAACAGGAGTATTTTCCAAACTGGTTTCCCAATCTGAAGGAACTGGTATATAATCGGTAGATTCAAATTTTACAATATCAGAAGGTTTTATTGTATATAAGTATTTCCAAATATACCCATCGTTACTTGATCCTGCAGGTCTTGGTTCTAAATCTATAAATTTTGGTTCATCTAATGATGGTTTTCCATTTTCATTTTCTGGATTAGTTCCGTTCTCTAAGCAAATATAAACTCGATAATCACTATTTAAAACATAAAAAAATGAAGTATATAATGTAGAAGAATCTGATACTTTGGGTCTATTTGAAATGCTATAGTCATTTCTATAATAGTCATAAACCCTTCCTGAAGACCAAGTTATTTTTGGTATTACTAACCTAACATCATCACTATTAATTTTCTTGAGAGACATCATAGTTTCCCAACAAATATTTTCATCATTAAAACTATCCTTATGTGAAGGAGGATCGGCATCCCAATTAGATAGAACACTAGATGGATTCGGCAACCCAACAAAGGTATAATATGAATTTTGTGTAGATGAAACCGAACTCAAGAAATTTTTAGCATTTAATATTCTAAATTGATCAGTTATAATTGCTGACATTTTTTATATCGTTTTATTTATTTATTATAAAACATAACCAAAATATCTTAATGGTTCAGATCTTATAACAACTCCACCTGTAGTTAAACCAGTAATTCCATTATTCCTATATGCATTGTATGTATTTGTTGATGTTGTTTTTGCTAGGGTTATTTTTCCCCAACTATACTCACCATAAAAATTACTAAATCCCAATCCAGTCAAATTATTATAAGAAGATACACTGGATACAACTTTTACTACTGTCGATTGACCACCAGTTGGAACACTAGAAGATGCTATAGATACTGATCTTACGACATAGACATTATCCAATCCAGATGTTCCTATACCAACTATTCCATTGGATGCATCTAACGAAGTTACTCCATTTCCGACTTTAGAATTATAAACGACAAAGTAATCTCCAGGTTGAATTCCACTTATAGTAGTTGCAGTTCCTGATATAGAACTATCTCTTAAATAAGAATTATTTGGTATAAACAGATCAAAAACTAGACCGGTACTGGCAACTCCAACTATTGAGGTCGTTGCAATACCAGTAATAATTCCATGATCTCCAAAATAACCAGTTACTTCGCAGGTTTCTTTTTTGATTGATGGAGGTTCGATTAAAACTTCAGGTGGACTTGATTGAGAATAACCAGTTCCTCCAGAAATTACTGCAATATTTGATATTTTTCCTCCATTTATGGATGAAGATGCAGTTGCCCTAAAAGTTGTTCCCAATCCCACTGGAGATTCTAAAATAATTGATGGCGAAGACGTATAACCGCTACCAGAACCTATAATATTAATGGATGTAACTGTTCCTGCAGAAGATACTGTAGAAGATGCAGTTGCAAATTGTACTATGTCTTGAGATAATAAGGTTACTTCATTTTGGAAATTTAAATCTCCAGAAGAAGACTCCTTGGGTGAATTGAAAAATGGTCTTATATTATCAACATAAAGAACTGTAGTATTTACCCCAACTGTGTTTATTATATAAGAACTTGGATATATTGAGGGTTCATAAATCTTTCTACTCTTAGATACAATTGAAGAGTCTATTAATTTATCTTCAGTTTGTTTTCTTACGAATGTTGGACGATATAATGATTGATCTTGAGAGATTCCGGACCCAAAGTATAATTCTGTTTCTGCAGAGTTTATATACAATGATGTTATAGTTCTTTTATCTTGATTTAAACTCTGTGGTTGTTGAGAAAAAATATCATATGAGAGTTGTAGTTCGTCTCCCAGTTTAATACTTTCTACAATATCAACTGTCTCGGTATCATAATTAATATTTCCCATATAAAATAGTATTTTACACTTATCTCCAGAAACTACATTATCTGAAGATTTTCCTTTTGGAGCTTCATTAAATATTATCCTATCACCTCTTGTGAAATTATAAGATTCTCCAGGAATTTGTAAAACATCATTTATAAACACTAGTAAATTATTCTGAAGATTTATTTTAGAACCTTTTTCTGATACTAGAGAAAACCTTTGATTATTGATCGTCAATGGAAATCTTCTTGTAATTCCATTAAAAAGACCACTTATATCATCAAATACTTTAAGTGCCCCAATAAACCACCCGGAGAATTTATCAGATTTAACTTCTTCTATGATAATATTGAAATTATTTAACTGCTTTGTTGTATCTGTAGGAATTCCTACTGAACCTCCAATAGGAATTGTTAAAATATCACCCTTTTTATAATTATATCCAAAATTCTTAAATTCAAAGTTTATTACACTAGACCCATTTCCGACAATAATATCAACTTTTGCTCCAGTTCCCACTCCAGAAGATGAAGATGAATATATGAGAGGTATGTTTGAGTATGGAAGTGGATCATCAATTACTAAAATTGGGGGATTTAATGATGAATAACCGATTCCTGGATTAGTTATGGATACTCCAACAACATTTCCTTGACTTATAGATGCAATTCCAATGTAAGTTGTCTTATTATTGGAGGTTATAACACCAACTCTAACTGGATTTTGTACCCCTGATCTATAACCAGAACCACTATTTCCAATGGAAACCGAAGAAATTGTTCCTGATATTGAAACAACAACAGTTCCTCCTGCGGAAACTAATGATTGATAACCAAAACCACTACTAGATCCAACAGATACTATGGTCCCAGTTATTGGTAAACTTGTAGTATTAATATCAGTTTGATTTGGAATATTATTAGAACCTACAAAAAATACTGTCGTTACTCCAGAACTTTCTGCCAAATAATAATTATTCAATAAAGATATTTCATTTGTATTTGGTGATGGAATTTGAGGAATATTATTAACTAACAAAATTATATTGTCTGTAGATATTCCTGATACATTAGTTTCATTATTCTTGAGAATAAATCCACTAGAAATTCCTGTAAAGGAATCTGATACATCGTCAAAAATGTAGTTATTGCTATATGTACTCTTATTCTGGTCCGGATACCCAGATTTTATAAAACATCTTCCATGAAACTTGGATTTTTGCAATATTGAGGAATCTAAAGGATCTGATAATGTTAATGGAGGAGAGGCAAAATTAATATTATTTTCAACTATATTATATTCACCTATAACTTTAGAAACTGTTGCCCCCTGAGAATGTGATTCTGATTGTGTTCCGAATAAAGATCTATTTACGTCAATTAAATTTGTGGATCCAATACCAACAGAATTAATTTTCATAATCTCATTATCAATTTTTATGAAGTCTCCGTTAAAGAATGATGAAATTCCAGTAACATAAACTAAATTCGTTGATATTGAGACTGTACTAGATAATGAAGTCTTGGTTTTAGTTAATGAAATTGGAGACTGAATAATTCCGTCTATTGAAATTACTACTCTAGAATTTTGATCAAAGCAGGAAAAATAATGAGTTGTACCTACACCAACATTAACTAAATCTAAAGTTACTGGACTTGAACTTAATGCATCTTCAGCACTTTTTGAAAGTTTTATCTTATTATCGCTTATTTTTACGACATATACGTCATTGGGTAATTTATTGGTTGTTCCTATCCCAACCCCAAAATTGGTAGTAACAATTCCAATAGAATTGTTACTTGAACTTGTTCCATTTGAATATGATATTTTTTCTCCAGTAACAAAGAAGTGATTTTCAATTTCTATCGTATTTGCTTCAATGTCTACAACAGATGTATTAGATGCATTAAAAATTCTCTTAAATATTGGATAATTATTGCTACTTAAAGAGAAATCTTTTTTAGATACCTCATCACTGCTATCAAATTGAGAACTTATATCATCGATAGGTAAAACCAAATTTCCGGAGGATAGTATATAATCCTGCACCGTTTTATTCTTAAATATGATTTCGTCAGAAACTAATGCTGAATCTAACTGGAAACTAGTTTCTGATGAAAGATCAAAGTAATAATTATTAAAATCAGACTTACTGAAAATATCTAATGTTATTGAGAGGTCTGACTGTTTTGTGGTGGATATGCCAACAAATTGACTAGATTCTAATTGATAATCAGAAAAAACTTTAAATCCTTTAGGATGATTTAGTGTTAAGACGGAATCTTTCCACGTATCATAATCAATTTTTGATTTTATTGAATATGCGAAATTTTGATAATAGAAACTATCTTGAAGTTTTTGTAACTTATCATTTAAAAATCCACTATTTTGATTCCATCCTTTGTTTACTTTTGTTTTTGAAGAAAGATTGGTTATAGATTTTGTTTCATAAATTTTTAAAATTTTTGATTTTGAACCTGTAGATTCTCCCTGAATAATTTCTCCAATTTCAAATTTTCTAGTTGGATTTGAGATAGTTATAAACCCAGAATATTCGTCCCAATTTGATATATATCCTTCAGACTCTTTAGAGAATTCTGTCTTGATTCTTTCTCCTATCAAATATTGTCCAACCTTTAATGATATATTGAATGATGGGAAATATTTTTCTGGAATTACTCTTCCAAGGAGACTTGAAGGGTCAAAATCGCCAGGATCTTCATCAGAATTTAAATAATCATTTAAACTATATGTTATTGTTCCTTGACTTAGCCCTGGATCATCTGTTGTATTTAATACAGAGAATAGTGTATAACTATAATTTTCAGAATTATACCCTATATCTTCATTATTTAATACCTTCACATTTTCAATTATTACATTATCACCTTCTACAAATGGAAAATCTCCGTTGTATGTAAATGTAACAGTAACTATTTTAGTAATAGAATTAAATACTACATTGATTATTCTAAATCCATTATTATTATTCGTTGGAATTATTTTTGGTGTCAGTCCACTTAAATTTGAAGTATTTTTCAGTATTTTTACATTAGTATCACTTAAAGAAAACTCTAAATCTAAGTCTGTTATTGGTTCTTTAGTTTTTTCATCAACTACTATTAATTTTGGTGGAGTAATATAATTTATTCCAAACGAAGAAACTGTTATCTTATCTATTGAATATAAAGATTCTAATTTTAAAACCAATATTGGATAATTACTAGGCAATAATGTGTAATCGGAAGAGAAATCAAATCCTATATTATTGATTTTAGTACTTTTTATTATTCCAATAGATTCACTAAAGCAATCCAATAAAGCATCTTTTCCAATATTGGAGTTTATTTTTGTTATTTTTGGTAGAGATAAGTAATTTCTACCTGGACTTGTTATTTTTATTTCAGAAATTGGACCAAATGCATCTTCGGAACTTGTATTATAAATTAAGGATGAAATTGTTGACGAATAAGAAACAACTTCGGGAGTATTTGGTAAAATATATTCAAATGTTGAAGTAGAATTACCCCCAACAAAAATCGGGTAATCTCCGGAATATTCACTTTTTAATATTGATAATGTATTATTTGAAGATACTAATACATTATCAATTATAAGTTCTTCCTTTACTTTTGGATAAGAAATCCCATCACTAAAGGTAGGAACTAGTCTATAATATAATTTTTCAGGAAAGTCTTCTTTTACACTTAAGGTAATCTTTGCATCACTACTAATACCAACAGATCCTTGTTGATTTATGATTAACTCTTCTTGGGAATTGACTATATCAAAACTATTTTTAAAATATGGATCAGTATAGAGTTCAAATTTAAATGCAGAATATGAGTTATTATTTGAAGTATATGATAAGGTAGAGTCTGACAAGTCAAATATAACTTCAGATTCTTTATATAGTCTTATTTCTGGATTAATTAATGAAATAGATCCATTAGATTGAGAAGTTATTTCTAATGTTTTAGGATTTGTTGAGATTGAATTGTAATAGGAATCTGATAATTTTATAGTATCTTTATCCACTGAAAAAACATAATAAATTTCATTATCTTTTAAAGTTTGTGTGGAGAGATCAGTATTGTATATTATTTTTTGTCCTGTTACAAAATTGTGATTACTAATTGAAATAGTTCCATTTATTGTATTGATTCCTGAAGATACAAAACTTTTTGGGTTTACAATTAATCTTCTTTTTTTGTCATTGTATTTTATAATTATAGTATTTGAATTTTTAGGATTAACATTTATTGAAACCAAATCCCCCGTTTTTAACCCATGAGTACTTCCAGTGGATACTGTAATTGTATTTTTTGATACTTGTCCATATATCTTATCATAATTTGTTTTAAAGCTATGATAAGTTGCTGTTCCTATTCCCAAAAGATATAAAGTTGTTGAATTTTTAGTTTGGCTAGTAATACCGGCAAAACCTCCAGTACTACCAATGCCCACCTTTACAGTTGCAATTCCTATGAGATCTTCCGAAATCTTTGCTACAAAAACTTTAGAATAATTTGACAACGAAACACTAGAGATTCCATTTATTGATACTTGTATAGAAGAACCTCCATTGGGGGAATAAATTAATTCGTCTCCAGTATTTAATTTATGATTTGGTAAATAAATTGTTTTAGAGGGAATAATAATGGATGTTATTCCACTTCCTGGATTTGAAAAACTTAAAGTATATCCAATACCAACTCCCAGTCCCAATGATTCTTTGGGGTCAAAATAAAATTCTGTATTTGATTTGTATGCAAACTTGGGGGAATATGTATTTTCAAAGATTATTCTTCTTGAATATTCTTGAACTAAATCGAATTCCGAATGAGCAGAACCCACAGTTCCATACACTGATCTTAAAACTCTAATTCTAGAAGATAGACTATCGGTATTTAATACTTTAACTTTTTCTGATCCTATACCCAAAATATCATTTGGAGTAAAAATATCAACATTACCATATATTGAAAAATATGTTACTATTCCAGTTGAAGAAACATTACCGACATTTTCCTTCAATAATACAGAATTATTAGAGACATTGATCTGCTGTAAACTATCAAAAGTGTACGTAGAAGTACTTAATCCAGATATTGATACTATTTCTTCATTTTTGAATTCATGAGGATTCTCACAAATTCCAACAAATGAATTGTATTTAAAATCTGGATAAAATTCGACATTACTAACACTAGTCGTAGATGCACTTACTTGTTGTATTTCTTTACCAACAACTTTAGAAACTTTTGCTATAGCACCATAACCAGATGTTCCGGTATTATCAAATGTGATATTGTCTCCAACTTTATAATCTTCTCCTGGATTTAATATTTGTATATTTTCAATATATCCTGGAGAAACTGACTTAACTTCAAAAGATTCTATTTTGTAATCTTCCGTATTTAAATAATTATAACTTATATTTTCATCAGTTAATCCGTATGAATTAGTATTTCTTAAACATTTCAATTCATTCAAGTTAATTTTTTCTTGATTTGAAGATGAAACAAAATTAAATCCATTTGGTTTTGACCTATAAAAATTTCCTATAAAATATGGGAATATTGGTTTTTTATACCCATTAAAACTAATAGATGGTGTTAAATCTATTGTAGAAAAATAAGCATACACGCCAGAAGGAAACTCTGGAGTTACACAAAATCTTCCATTGTATTCGTCTAGATAAGTATCATTATTTTTATTTTTATATTCATAATCTTCTATAAAAAATCCTAATGAGAAATTAGGTCTATTTAATACTTGTGAAGTTTTTAATGAATAACCCGAATTTAACTGAACTATACCGCCGCTTCCATCTCTATTTGCATATCCATATGGTCCATATATTGGATTCCCATCATATGCCCATCCTATTAATGGAGAATGTGAGGTGTTAAGAGTATCTAAATTATCATTTAATATTTCTTTTAATTTTCTTGGATAATATAAATGTCCATATTGTAATTGATCTTGATTTGAAATTGAGTTAAATAAAACCCCATCATCCAATTGATCAAAAGATTCTAAAAATCTTTCTACTAAATTAATAGTCCAAGTTTGAATATTTGGATATAAACTTACACCACTTCCATTAGAATTTACTATTAGTTGGGTTCTGTTTTGACTATATCCAATCCCACTTTCAATGACTTTAACTGAAGTTATACTACCATTAACTGTAATTGGATTTAGTACTGCACCAATTCCATCTCCAATTATTGAAATCGTTGGAGTAGAATTATAATTTTGTCCCGAAGAAATAATAGATACATCTACTATTCTTCCATCACTTACGACCGGACTTAATATAGCACCAGAACCAGAATCTAAAGAAATCTCTGGAATTCTATTAAAATTTAAAATATCAGAAGACCCATAATTAGTACCTTTATTATTCAAGTAAATAGAAGATACTCTTCCAGTAAATTTTGGATTAACTTTACACTTAAAGATATCTTTGGTTATTGTTCCCCCTACTCCTACATCACCAATAACTTCTACTTTTATCTCTGGGTAGTTAAAAATATGAGTACCAACACCAACAGAATTGAATTTAATATATTGTGCTGATTTATAGTAAAAATCTTTTTCGGTAATCCCAACACCTATTTGGGAAAGAGTGAATCTATTATCACTTAACTTAGTGACAAAGTACTCTTCATTATTTGATAGTCCAGAAATTTCAGTGCCTTCAACTGAATATTTTAATATTTCTCCGGATTGATAACCATGATTTTCGATAGAAACCAAACCGTATCCATAATGAGTACTAATTCCCAATGATGTAGTAGTTCTTTTTTTATTTTGATATCCACTTCCAGGATCAACAATACTAATAGATCCTACTGTAATTTTTTTATTGAATGCTAATATTTTATGTTCTCCTACCCCAGTAGAAGTAAATGATATTGCGATTCCAGAGTTAAAATCATCAATATTGTAGTGAAGTTGAATTTCTGTTGGAGACTTTACAGAAACATAATATGAAGAATTTGTAGATATTCCTCCAATAGAAGTATATCCATTTGTCTTATAGATTACTTTTTCGCCATTTCTGAACTTATGGTAAGTAGAAAACCCTATTTTTGAAGAAATAGAATTCCCTGTAGTTACGTTATTCTGAGCATCAAATAAAATTTCATGATCTACTAGTTTAATATTTGCTAATGCCTTTGCTCCTGTTCCATTTCCTCCGGTTATATTAATTAATGGAGTTTCTATATAATCAAAACCAGGATCAATAACTTCAATATCAGACAATTCTCCTTCTACTGAACAATACCCAGATGCTCCACTACCCAAAGAATCTGATATATTTAATGTTGGGGGGTTTATTAAATCATAACCACTTCCCGAAGATAATACTTCTATTGACTTTATTTCACCATAATATATTTTATCTGTGGATTTGTAGTTAAGTATTTCTGTTCCATTTATTAGTACTCCAATTGGTCCAGATAAAGATTCGTAGATATTACTATCATTGGTTATTGTGGGAATTACTCTAAGTAATTTTTGAGGTGATAGTTCTTTAGAATTGAAATTATAAAATTCTATTTTGCAACCATCTGCATCATCGAATGTTGAGGTTTCATTTAAATTTAACTCTACAAATTCTGATTTATAAATTGATGATCTACTCTTACATAATTTAATTTCCGTATCATTAATTTTTTTTATAAAATAAACACCTTCTCCAAGTAAATTTGGTGCTTTTTCATTATCTGCGGGAGTAAAATATACTATATCCCCACTTTCGAAATAATGTCCGCCACTTACACTAATCGTACTAATTCCAATGAAATTTCCAGTAACAGAAAAATCGTTTATGGTTAATGGTTGATCTTCATATCTTGGTAATGAATTTGTTGCAACTATTAATTGACTATCCTTTTCATAAACATTCTGAACATCTGATGAAATTTTTAATAGATTTGGATATTTTGTCGAATTTACATTTACCTTTGATATCTTTCTTCTTATTGAATATAAGAGATCTTGAGATAAATCGATACCTTTAATTGAAAAAGATTTCTTATTAAAAACTTGGTCTACTTTTATATTTGATCCACTTATAGATTCAATCTCTATAAAATCACCTTTTTTTAAAATATTATTTGATTTTGTTGTTATAGTATATTTTCTCTCTTCTGCACTTGTCAATTCTACAGAACAATTGTGATAAGTTGGAGAAATATTTAATAACCAGTTATTAAATTTAAAGTTATCATCCTCATTAAATCCCAAAGATTTTACAGTTATCTTTGTATTTGGAACATGGTAGAAATTATCAGAGTCTTCATCAAATTCAACTTGATTTAATGCTGAATTAATTTTAATTTTTATTATACTATCTTCATTTTCTGAGTTGGTTGATATTCCATAAGCAAATGTGTTAATTGATACTATGGATCCATCTGAAATAGAATTAATATTTCCACCATCTACGCTAAAACATCCATAAAATTGATTTACTGACTTTGATGTATATGAAACTATACCAGAAGTTCCATCTGTATAGTTTACACTTAAATGACCATTTTCAGGAAATCCTAATGTAGATTCTACAGTAATTACATCAGATAATTCTGTATGGTTATCAATTACTTTAGTTTTTGGATGAATTTTAAATTCCCCATAAACAGAACCATCTACACTAATGTCTCGTGAATATCCTGCATCTAAACTTAATTTATAATATTTTGTTCCAGATTTTGTGATGAGGGTTTCTACATTTGTTACTGGAGCATAAGACTTTGTGTAATTGCCATACAAATACTCATCCTGATATAATGTAGAATTCACTAAATCTAATGGATTTCCCTCTATTGATTCAACTAAGAAGTCAAATGTTACATTATACTGAGCATCTGATGGTTTAAATAGATAATCTTTTGGACGTATAATTTTTATACTCTCACCATAGAGACATTTGAATAGTATATTAAAGGATTCGTCAGTTCCTTTGGTGGAATAAAAATCCCTTGCTTGTTTAACGAAAAGTTTTTCGTTAACAGAATTATATAACTCTTTTGATTCAAATCCCGGCAAGAGTTGATACTTAGTTTTTCTTAAAAATTCTTTTAAGAATAATACACTTAAATTTATTATTTTTGAACCAGATTCATGCTCATTTGATTGTGAAGTTTTAAATAATAATTGATCTGATGCTCCATCAGATTCATAAGAAACCACTCCACTAAATCCTCTTACACACCCAACAAAAGAATCTCCAGAAATTTCTCTATAAGTAATAATTTCGTCATCAATTTGCAATAGTCCGTATGATTTTGGAAATCCGTGAGTTCCTGTGGGACTTTTTTCTAAATCAATGGTGATTATGTCGTCAGAAAATGATATACTATCCTTTAATACTACATCAGTTACAGTTTCTGCCGAATTATCTAACTTAATATACCTATCAATGTTTTGAATCAAATCTACTGGAGATCCTTGATATTCATTGGAAATATAATATTGATTTAGAAATTCAGAGAATAATGGAAACTCCTCTCTTACATATTCTGGGAGTTGATTTTCTACGATATTATTAAATTTAATTCTGGTTTCTGACATATTCTTTTAGGATCTTACTAAGTTTCCATTAGTGTAACTTGAGGACACAATATAATTTGATGCGGAAGGATCTGCTCCTGAGGAAATCTCATCAACAACCATTTCAAATAAACTGCTATTAATATCTAGTTGTAAATATAAATCCTGTAATCCAATTACATCGTTTGATTTTGGGGTGGTTGATATTTGAATTGTGGGTTGTCCATTTATTATTTTTTCTGTTGAAATTATATTTAATGGATTTAAATTAATAATTCCTTTTTTATAATCTACAGTTCCCGCATTTCTTATTACAATATTAAAATCAGTTGAATTTTTATTTGGCAAACTAAAGAAAAATATAATTCCAGTCTCTCTATCAGTGTTTGGTATATCCGATAAGTAAAGATCTTGCTGTATTCCAGACATTCTAAATGAAGATGATTTAATGTTAAATCCATTCAAGTCTGAAATATGAAATTGATTACCAAATCCAATAGAATAAGTTGCAAAGGAATTTAATACAACTCTTAAATCTCTACGTATTGAAATTTTTGTAATGTTTGAAGTAACTGCAGCATGACTATCATCTACAACTTTCAAAAATTTACTGTATTTAAATCTTGCTCCATATTTATTTAATTCTGTAGACTTTGCATATTTATTTACATTATAGTTGATACTTGTTAACACCTGATCCGGACCAGATGATAAATTTGGATTATAATAAATTTTAGAATCAGTTTCTATATACAGATATTTTAAATCTAGAATTTCGGGAACTATTCCCGCCACTGCATATTGCTTTAGTTTTGTTTTTATATTTTCTTTAATTAAATTTGGTAAAAATTCACCAGTTCTGGGTTTAATGCTGATAAAGACCTTTCCATACTGAGGTGGAATCAATTCTTCCCCACCAAAAACAGAAATAGATTCTGTTTCTGGATATATTACATTCTTGACTAAAGATTCATAATCATTTGATGTTACTGCTCTGTTCTGTGAAGCATATATTCTTCCGGAGTATTTTTTAACAGATTCGATTGATTCAATATCTTCTCCCCCAGATGAAATTAAACCAGTTGTTAATAAAGAAATTCCTGAAGTAATATTTTCGTTATTGGAAGATTTTAATAACCCAGAAAAAGAAAATTGAGAGATTCCATTTCCAGATTCGCCATTGGACACAATATATGAAACCTCTATCTCATCATTATTCTGCAAAGATTCTCCAAAAATACCATCTCCAAAAATTATTTCATATCTTTCATCATCTACTTCTTGTATAAAAAATACTTTAGAGTTTTTATCTATTTCTAAAATATTTTTATGAAGGATATAGTTTGATTTAACTCCAGATCTCTCTACAGATACTGAAAGTAACTCAGTATCAATACCGGGGTTTGGTAAAATAAATCTCTGATTTAAGTTATTCGTATTATATGTAAATTTATTGGTGACTAAAGAACCTTCATAGATTTTTATATCATCAAAAGATGCTACTCCATTTAGAACTGGTTTTGTAATGTTCTCTAATATGGAAAATACAAATGATTGATTTGAAAAACTTTTTGAACTGGTGGATATTATTCCCTTATTAAGAGTCACAAAAGAACTCTGTAAATCTGAATTTGAAAAATCTACAAAAAAACTTACGGTCGCTCTTGCAGATTTTCTAGATCTAGGTATATACCCTATATTTCTAGCAAGAGAAATAACATTTTCCCTTAATGTAGCACTATCAATAAAAACCTCATTTGCGACCATATTCGCATTATATGAGGTGATATAGGTATTATATGCTAATACGTCTAAAATTGTGGAAAGATTAGAACCTTCAAAATTATAATCAGTAAAATTTGAGTTTGACCTCAAATAATCTTTTATTGTTGTTTTGATTTGATCAAAATCTAAATTTGAAAAATTTGTTAATGTCATTTATCTAGAAGGAAGTAATACAAATTCTAACTGTTGGGGTTGTACATCTGCACCAATAATTCTATAGATTATTGTGACATTAAATGAATTATTGTCATACTCTGGAACAACACTAACATCAATTAATTCAACTCTTGGTTCATAATTTTCAATAGAATTTTCTATTTCATCCTTAATTGTGGTAGATGTAAGATCATCAAGGTTTTCAAATAGTGATTTTTTTACTTGAGAACCAAAAGAAGGATTAAAAAATTTTTCTCCTGGTTGAGTAAGTACAATATTTCTCATAGAACGAGCAATCGCAGTTTCATTTTTAATTCCAATAAGATCATTATTCAGAGGATTAGTCTGAAATGACATACTTATATCTTTAAAACCACTACTTACTCGTTCTAAAGGCATATTAAATTTAAAATTTAATATTATTTATCATAGATTTTTTGATTCGTAAATGGGTTCCGTGCCATATTCCCAATCATCATAATCATTATCATTTCTAATTTTTGAATGAATGTCGTTTTGATGATAAAAATCGTGTTTTTTCGGTGTCAAATCATCATTTGCAATCTCACGAAGCATTTTTTGAGGTGCAATTTTAGATTCCCAACCATATTCAGATGACAAATACCGAGTTCCCCATTGAGAGTTCATAAAATTTTGATCTTTATCGACTTGTTTAGTCATTTTTTGCTCCTGATACTTTAGATCAGAACTTTTTACGGGGTTTCTATCCCGTTATGTTCAAAAATCGATATAAAAACCTTTTCTAAGATAATCTTGGTCCTCTATAAAAGTTAAATTTTCTATTTTCTTAACGTTTTCTTCTTTCCAAACTGGAATTGCAATTGAATTTCCATATCTAAAATCAGGATTTCTCCTGAAATGAACTTCAATTAGTTTATTATCTATGAATTCACAGTTTATCCAGTCATAGTTTCCTTTAATTTTGTTTAAAACAACAGGAAACTCTATATTTTTTTCTATCTTATACCATTTATTCCACTTGTAAAGAGGATCTTCTGTATTTTTTTCACCAACAACTACTAATGAAGATTTTTTCTGATAGAAATCCACACTTAAATGTGTTCCATTGAAGATTTCACACCAAAATTCTGCCGGATGTAGATGATCCGTTTCTTTTTCCAACCATTCTATACGAGAAAAACGTCCCATACCAAGTAAATTAATACTAGGTCGGACTATATAATACCCAGAAAAAGGAACAGGCACCCCTGCAGGTCCGCAGAGATGCCCTAGAATATGATTTAAAAAGAGTTTGTTATATACCCAAAGATCTTCATTATGAATATGTTTCCATTCTTCGTAACAATCTAGTGGATACATAGTCTTTTTAACTATTTAACCTTTACCCTGACCCCTATATTTTTTCTTACGTCCATTACGAGAAGTTGCACTGAGTAATGTGCGAGCAGAACGACCTTGACGTGTTTTCTTAGGTGCTCCGGATTCAAATTCCTTTTTATTCATTGCCATTTTAGATTTCCTCCAATTCTATAAGTTCTGGATCAATTAGTTCTCCCGAGAAAAAAGATTCTGAGAAGTCCTGTAGAATCTCACTACATTCTTCTGCAGTGAGATTTGTATAAATTTTACGCCCTTTGTAAAGGACATTGTAAAGTTTATTCATTAGATAATACGAGTTTTCTCATGACCAACTCTAATACGAGGATCGCACCAGATTTTGTATCCCTTATCAATAGCATCAAGACAGAAAGAAACATCTTCTCCACACATATCTTGAACTGCGCCTGACTCAAAGACTTGCATCTTTGGAGCAAACCAAGGATACTCAAGATTCTCAAAAACTCCTTTCTTAATCAATACCCAACCAAAACCAGTGTAATCAACTGTAAATGGCTTCTTACGCTTTGTGATAGACTCTACAGTTTCGTGATTCATGACTCCACCATTCTTGCGGAAATCATCTTCTTCCAACCAGTGTGCGACAGAAGTTGTGTGACCATCTTCAGTTGCATACCAACCAGCAACTACTTCACGATTTTCTCCTTCTTCATTCAAAGCAAGATCACAGAGTTGCCAGAATTTGTTAGAATCAAAGACAATATCCGAGTCAATCCAAAGTTGATAATCATATTCAAGTTTTCCGTCCCAAGGAATTTGTTTTGGTCCCCTTAGAACATTTGCTCCAAGACATTTGCATCGCGCAAAATTAACCATTGACGAATAATCTTGGGAGATCTGAATGCTCATTCCATTCTGTACAATATCAAAACAAAGTTGTACAAATGCTTTCAAAAAGATAAAAGAACATCCTCGACCGGGCAAACAAAAAACAATCGATTTTCCTCGCATCCTTTCTTTAATAGCATCATAATCCCACTCTTGAGATGTGGGTTTTGGTGCTGTCGCTTTAACAGTAAATCCTTTTGCCATAAAAAATAAAACCTTCAGTTCAATTTTAACAGTCTATATATGCAGTTGTCAATGTGAAGAGTTTAAACTCATTTCTTTCTGAAAAATCAATTCCTCATAGGATAAGTCTTCTATAACATAGTCAGTTTTCATAATTCCTACCATATTATTAATGGTGCTCCAAGTTGTTTCGAATTCATCCTCTTTGATAGAATGAAATAAACACTTATCTTTTGCGTAGATGTGATATATTTTTTCTGTTTGCATAAAAAATTTTTTACGAAATTTTTTTATGGTAAAATTATTTTACCAGTGCATTATATATCAGACTAATCAAAATACCAAGAGATGTTAATGAAATTCTACTCATTTGCTTTGGATATCTGATTATCCATCCTGCAAGTATCACTCTCCAAAAATTCCAATATGGCGCTGATTTTTTCATCTCTTCTTTCTTTTTGAGGATGCTCTTTTTTGAGCAGGAGTTCTGAAGATACCAGTTGCGCAATTTTTCTTTTTCTTGTGCTTGCCTCCGAAGATTCCCCATCCGTGGCAATTTGCTTTTCTTTTTGGAGACATTTTTTTATGGAAAATTTTTTTTTTATGAGAGTGATAGATAGCTCGAAAAAGACATACAGTGTAGGTTAGGGTAGTGGGGCGTTTTTATATACGGGGCAACGCCCGATATAAACAATAACAAATAACATAAAATAACTGGTATAACGAATAAACAACTGATAACGAATAAGTATTAGTTATTCGTGTTGTTTATACTAACTGCCCCCAAATTACTGTGTTATTAGAATAAAACAACGCAGTTCTTATTACTTAAGCACGACAAAAACACTACTTATATAATAAGAACTGCCTATTCTTTATACGAACTGCCGCCAATTAACGACGAATAGTAATAAGTATAAAGAATTAAGTTGTCCAGAAAGATAAAAACAATCAGACAAAGTAATAATAATAAACGAAACATCTATCAGACGATGTT